CAGTGGGATACTCCTGCTCAAAGGTCACTGGGAATCGCTCAAGGAAGGCTTCGTTGAGCACGTTAGTTCCAATGAATCGTCCGTCGTCGCTACCTTTACCCTTAGTGTTTGCGGTTGCGATGACATTGAAACCTGCAGTGGGTCGAACAAACCTGCCAATCTTTTTGAGAAAGACTCCATTTCCTTCAAGGATACTTTGGAGACAGAGAATTTTATTAGAGGCGAGGTCAACCTCGTCAAGGAGCAAGACAGCACCTCGTTCG